TTACGATGTCTTGATGCTTGACTGTGTTTCCTTCGGCTTCATTTCTAGTTGTTCCATCAACTTTTTTTTCGCATCTTCTACCGTTTCCATTACCTGTATTGCCTCATTTAAGCGGCCCATGATTGTTAAACAAATAGAATGAATTGTAAGACTTAGAAACCATACATGCGTACCATCAACGAACTCCTGTGCCGTAAATTGGTTGCCATACACACGCGCTACGAAATTAGATGCTCTTTCTATCGTTTCTTTCGGAACAAGCTCTGCGTGTAACTCGTCTGCTAGTGTAGATGCTTCAAAAGTGGCCGAACCCGGAATAAACTGTGGTAAATAAAAATCTTTTTGACCTTCTGCATTCTGTAAAGTAATTTTCATGCATTTTTCCTCCTAAATTAAAATAGGGATGACATTTGCCATCCCATTATTCTTATTTTATTAAGGCGTTACTACAGGTGGAGTTGGTACTGCTTTAAACCAATTCGCTGCAACTGCTGCATCAAATCCAATTTCTTCTTCATCTAATCGATGTCTCCAGTTTCCATCCGCACGTTGAATTGCCTTACCTTTAATTTTTGCACTTTGGAATGTTGGCTTGTCTTCTGCTGTTTTATGTTCATCACTTGGAAGTTCAAACTTCATTTTGTAATAACACACATATAAATTTTTTCCGTTGTCGTATGGTAAACGATACAATAAAGCTACATAAGGAGGAACATCACTTGTATTATCAACAACTTGACCTTTTACAACCTTTTTACCTAATAATTCCGCGTAAACCGTTAAAGACAACTTATCAACTTCTAACTCGATTTCAGTACCACCGAATGCACTAGCTGTTGCTGCCGGTCCGCCTTCTGCATAAAAAGTTGCTCCTTCTGCCTTAGGTGAAGCTTTACCACTAACTGTTTTACCGATTCTTTTCGGTGTAGTGTAAGTATATTTACCATCTGGTGTTTCAGTTAAAACTGCATAATGTAAATCCCTAAAATCAATAATCATTTTTTATCCTCCTTAATTTATGACTTCCGTTACAAAACGAAAACCATATCGATAAATTTTTGTATCCATTTCATAATCTGGATAGGTGCTTAAACGCTGAAAAGACAGCTTTTTCATAGCTGCCTCAACTGCGGTTTTTAGTTGTGTTTTGATTGGTGACATTGACCATATATCAACTTGGTACATAACGTTTGAGGTTGTTTCCTCATTCTCCGCATACATTCCTGGAGATGTATTTAATTCAGAAAATGTAATCCATATAGGTGTATTGTCGTTACCTTTTACAAACTGATATATGAATTCTCCACCTAACTCCGATTTAATAACTGCATCTGTACGTAATACATCGAACACATCTTTATTGAAGTTCTTCATCGTCCTGTGACCCTACGCATAAATTCTCGTTCCATTGCTTGCAACACCTCTTTTTCACTCTGAACCAATGTTTTCTCTACAAAGCCTTTATGTGGAGGGTTAGGATTTCTACTAGTTCCCCAATTTTGAAACTTCATATAGAAGTGAGGTGATCGATCCGCTTTATCCCATCCTATTTCAACGAAATAAGAGCCGCCTTTTTTTACGACTCTTCCCTCTTCGATAGCATTTTTAGCATGTTTCCCATCCCACCACGGTTGCTTTGGTGTTGGTGTATTTGGTTCAGGTCCTACAGGAGAATTAAATTCTAGCTTCTGCTTAAATACTCCCGCACCCGCTTTTAATGCTTCTTTTGTAATTTTAGGGACATCTTGACCTAAACCCTCTAATTCACGAATCCATTCTTCTATACCGAAGACCTCTAATTCTGCCAATTGGATCGCTCCTCACAAATTAGGCACATTTCCTTATGCTGTTCGTCGATATCAATAACTGACTTAATCTCATATAGCTTGCCATCATACCTTGCGCGCATTGCTGAATTGATGCCTTTTCGATATCGGATTGTAAAATTTATCAATTTTATAACAAACTCTGCATTCCCTTGAAATATTTCTGATTTAAACCCTGTACCAAATGGCGTTTTAGCCTCTGCCCACACCTTAACGAACTCTTTCCATTCAGATGGAATAGCGTTCCCTTCCTCATCTTTTGTTTCTAATGATTTTCGTTCTAGTATGATTCGTTTATTTAATTTACTTGGATTCATTGGTTATCACCGCTATTGTAATCCCTTAATTGTAATATCGTGGTTTCTAGCGACTGCTTTAATGCAGGGACATTTAATGATTTATCTTGATTCTCATAGTTTAATAAAACATGCGTTATTACCGCGATTTTATATAGTGCCTTTTCACTTTCAGGAACACCCGATTGTAATAAGGATTCTTTTGCTCCTTCGATTAGAAGTTGAATATCTGTATCCTCTTCATTTCCATCGATTTTCATTTTTCTTTTTAATAGTTCTAACATATAATCACCTATGATCCTGAAGCATTGGTTTTCGCTGATAATTCAACGCTTAACGGAGAATTTAATCCGTTATTTCCAACTGCTTTCACTTGATAAGAATATGTTGTATCACCGGTTAGACCTGTGTCTTTATAGGTCGCTGTTACTGATGTCCCTACTTGTTTTCCATTGCGCAATATTTGATACTCTTTAATGCCCCCATCATACACAACAGGAGACCAACTAATGTTGGCCGTTGTTACTGTGATAGAATCAACTTTTAACCCTGTTGGCCCTTGGGGAAGATTAGGGTGTAGTCTGCACTTCAGCGATACGGAATGCTGATTTCAGTTTGATTTTATGGTCAAACCAAGCTGTTAAAACAAATAGTTCAATACCTGTTTTTACATCTTTGTCACGATCATAAATCATATTTGGATCGTAGTTGAAGTGAGAATATCGGAAATCACCAACAACTGGATTCACTGCTGAATCACAGAACTTAACCGGCTTCCCTAAAACTTGTTCTGGTTGAGCATTATATAAAGTTGCACTACCATTAGCAAGTGTTTCAATTATTTCTAGATAATCTGTGTAACGCATTTCAATAGTCGCATTTTCCCGAAAATCTTCATGTAAATCTGCAACTGCTGACTTAATAGCTTTATATAAAGTTGCACCTTTAACTGACTTAATGCCAGCTTTATAGAATGACATAGATTCTTCTCCAGCTTTAGGTGTTGTAGCAAATGCTACTTTTTTCTCTTTTGCTGCTAAACCACTTTCTAACGCTTGATCTACAGTTTGTACTAAGTTTGTATCAGTAGCTGCTAAAACAGTCTCTGAAATAGGTACAAACACCTTAAATTTATTACGTCCGAAGGTTACAACATCACCTTCTGCTTTCAATTCCTTTGCTGTTGCTGTATCAGCAATAAAATCATCATCATCTAATGTAAAAGTAACCTTAGGAATTTCAAGGTTAGTCACACTTGTAAATGTGGATACATCTCTTAATGGGTTTTTAACAAATGGTTCATGCAATAATTCATTTGTCATTGTAGTCGGAAGAATCTTTTCGCCACCTGTTGAATTTTTATCACCAAGAGCTGCTCGTGCTTCTTGTGATAAGGTACCTCCACGAATCGTAGCTCGAACCAACTCCGCTTTCGCTGCAACTACCTTTTGTTTTGGATCTTCAATAGATTGCAAACCAGTTTGAGTTTGAAATTGTGCTTTTTGTTCAGCTTCCATCGTGTCATGTTGTTCTTTAATTACATTGAAACGCATTTGAAGGTCTTTCTTGGATTGTTGTAACACTTGAAGACTCTCCATGGTTGCGGATGGATCAATCGCCTTCTGAGAAAGCTCACTCTCTACTTTTTGTAGCTGTTGACCAATAGTAGATAAATTTTGTTTTAGTTCAAACAATGTATTTTTTGAGAAGTATTGAATGTTACCAATAGATAATCGAAATTTATTTTTCATTACTGAATTCCCCCTAAAATTGTATTTATATAGTCCGCGTTAGCTTTCGCTTCTTCGGCAATTTTTTGTCGTTCTAACATTTCGTTTGGTGATATGTTTGCTTGTGTATTTACTAATTGTTGTGGAACATTTTTGTATTCCTTCATCCACTTTTCATCTAGACATGCTGCGGCATTATTTGCTGAGATAATTTCATCACAAAGTCCATACTCCATCGCTTCATCAGCCGATAACCATGTCTCTGCATCTAGTAATTGTTTTAATATATCTTCATCTAACTTATCACCAGCACGAGTTAAATAGTGTTGCACCATCGATTGGTTAATACGTTCAATATCATCCGCTGCTTTACGTAGCTGATCAGCATTTCCTGATGCATATGTCCACGCATTGTGTACCATCAACATTGAATTAGCATACATAATGATTTTGTCTGAAATCATAGGTAATACTGATGCGCAAGAGGCACCTATGCCATCAATATAGGAAATAACCTTCGCTGGATGTCTCTGTAACATTGCGATAATAGCCATTGTTTCAAAAACAGATCCACCTGGACTATTGATGTAAAGGTTAATCGTTTCAATACCATCACCTAATTCATCCAGTTCATTTTTAAAAGTAATAGACGATACCTCGCCATACTCTTCCCATGCATACTTTGTAATTTCTCCATAAATAAAAACATCAGCCGTTTTACCATTGGCAGATGCTTTCATTTGAAAAAACTTATTCTGTTTGTTCTTTGCCACTACTTTTCACCCCCTTTCGTTGAGTTGGGTCCATATCGATTGGATAAAGATCGCCAGAAATCCATAATTGAGAAGCTGAACCTCCCTTTGGTGGTTTATCTTCTAATTCACGCACTTCATCAGGTGTTAGCCCACCACTTCGAAGCATCATTTGATAAAACTGTGTTCTCGCTGCTGTATCGCCTCGTAGTAAGCCACTCATATTAAATTTAAAGTAATATCCAGCTTGCCTTTCAGCCTTATTTAACAATTTTCGATTCATTTCCTGTTCGTACTGTCGGGCAATAGGCGTTAAAGTCATTTGAACAAATTGAATCATTAATTGTTCATTGCTACTATAACTCTGTCCTTCCGTATCATTTAAAAAAGAAACAGGAACATTAAAAACGTTAGCAACTCGTGAACGTGTAATTCGTTCTGATGCTAACGTATCTGAAGCAAAATATTTCCGCTCCATTTCATCTATATTCACACCTGGTTCTCTAAATAAAATACCGCCATTTTCTTGGTAAAAACGTCTAAAGTCATCAATAATTCTTTGCCTTTTATCACTATCCACGTTCGCTCCATACTCCAAAATGAAGCTATCCTTCTTCTGCATTTCTGACAAACTAAATTCTTGTACTGCCTTATCATATTCAAGAGTATTTCGCAAAACATCAATTGGGCAAATACCTTTCCATCTTGAAATACCTGTGATGTGTTTGACATGAAACATGTTCATATTGTGGATGTAATACGTCCCTTCTATCCCACGTACCTCATACCACAAATTATTATCATCCCTATTTAAAAAAGGTGTTACATAAGCGGATTCAATAGGAATTAATGATTCCACTTGAAATCGAATATCACGAACGATAGCTGCATATCCATTACCAGTTTCATTTCTTGAAACTTCAATTTTATTTATCCATTCAAATCCGGTCATGTTTGGATTAGGTTCATTCATCACAACATCAGACACTTGATTAAAAACAGTGTCATAATCCTTATAAAGCTTTAATGGCAAAGAAGCTACCGTATTCGATAATCTACTAATTACGCTGAAAATCGTCTCGTTTGTAGCTAATTTTGCATTATCGATACCCCAAAACTTTCTTCCAAACCATGAAGAGAAGTCAAATCCCGCGCCTTTCCACCCGGCGGCCGCACCTTTTAATGCTCCCTTCACACGATCTAACATTTTCAATTTCTCACCGCCCTTCTATTTAAAAAGATCGCTAACTGATACAAATTCAATATTTCCATCACCTTGTAATTGAGATAGCATGGGGATTACTTCTGTATGAGCATTTAGAAATGCTGCAAAGCCATCAATCTTTCGATATTTGCTGTGTTTAGACGGTAAAAAGTTCCCGTTTCTGTCTTCCACAAGTTTTACATTGTTCATATACCAACGGAAAAGACGGTTTTTATTACTGATTATTTTTCCATCCAACAACAATTCTTTTACATCTTTTAATGCTGGACTTAAAGTTAAATGCCCCTGCCGAACTGGTTCTGTTTCAAATCCATATGCTTTCAAATCTTCATTTAAACGGTAAGCATTTGCCGGATCATAAGTGATTTTCTTTATGAAATACTTTTCAGATTGCTTAACAAACCAATCATAAACATACTCGTACTTCACATATTCACCAGGAATAATAGTTAACCAACCTTTATCTTTAAACTCTTTATATTCGATGTCCTCATTATCACGATCAACTTTAGCTTGCGGAACCCAACTATGAGATAGCACAAAAACCTTTCCATCATCTAAAGGAAACTCTAGACAAGCGCTTGTAAAATCTTCTGTTGAAGACAAATCATAACCCGCAACACATTCTTTACCAACTAATCCCTTTATATCAATAACTTCTTTATTTCTTTTTAATATCTCAATACCAACAAAGGACATTTCATCATTATCAACAAAGATGTTAAATTGTTTTGTAATCCAGTCGTATTTTTCAGCATCTGTATGTTTGTCTGTATTCCAATCATCAATAAGCGATGGAAGATCTAGCGAAACCCCCATATTAGGATTTGCTTTAATCCATAGTTCAGGATTCTCAATTTCATTCACACTATCCATTTCAGCCATGAAATAAAACTTTCTATCTTGGTCGATAACTCCTTCCAACACATCGGTTGCAATTTCATAGTATTGAACAAGTGGTCCTTCAAGCTGATATCCTGCCGTAGTGATGTAAACAATCATTGGCTGTTTACGTGCGCCACGCGATTTTTTAATAACATTGATTAACTTAAAGTTTTTAAATTCATGTATTTCATCAAAAATACCAAGGTGTGTATTTAATCCATCTAGTTTCTTACTATCTGATGCACGAGGTTCAATTTTAGAATGCGTTTTATCATGGAAAATCCCTTTCTGATTTTCGCGTAAATGCTTCCGAAGAAAGGGTGATTTTTGAACCATTGCACGACTTTCATCAAATAACTCTCCCGCTTGTTGTTTTGTATTTGCCAAAACATAAACACGAGCACCTGGCTCGTTATCTTTAGCAACAGCATAATTGGACAAACCAGAAATCATTGTAGTTTTTCCGTTTTTACGTCCAATAAAAATAAGGCCCTCACGAAAGCGCCTATAACCTGTATCCTTATGAACCCATCCATACAAAGAACCTATTACAAAGTGCTGCCATGGCTGAAGAACTAACCTTTTATAGTCACCTTTTGATGGGCGACAAAACTTTTCAATATATCGTATCGGTCTATGAGCTTTTTCTTCCTCAAAAATCCAAGGGAATTCCTCGGTCCCCTGTCTCTTCAAATCATTTAGATGACGTTGACAAGACAAGATGTTTTTCTTACTAGCTATTATGTTTCCTTTCACAACTTGTTCTGCATACCAAGTTGTTCTCAGTTCAGGAGATGGGTCTACCAAAATATTAAAATGCTGTATTTGTTCATTTCGCCAATCTTTATACCAATTCGCTATTTCAGATGGCTTAGAAGTCGTCGAAATCATCATCAGAATCTCCAGTTAACTCTTCCTGAAGCTTTTTACGGCTTGCCCCAGTCAACCCTAACTCCCCTAAATATTGACGAATCTGCTGTAAATACTTAGGTATCTCTGGTATCAAAGTGTGCTTAGTCAGATTTGTAGCACCTGCTTTATTTGTATACTCCATTGTCAGCCCTTCTTTTTTAACATTGGCCGCCATCTCCCTAAACATTTGATAACTGAAAGCAATCGCTTCAACTACAATGGGATCATTTTTATCTGCCTTACCTTCTCCTTCTAGAACAGACCAAATACGAATCCAAGTGTCTTTTCCTACTTTTTTTAAATGAGTAGGTGGTTTCCTTTCCTTCAATCCTTTATCCACGATATCACCTCACTTACATTTTATGGATAAAAAGTATTCACTCGAAAATAAAAAGCCCCTGTTTTCAGGGTTTACCCCCCTTTAGAAACACCACTTGCGCTACGCACGATGGAGGCATCCGGTCTGGGCGAAAACGGCTCTGAACAATAAAAGGAGGGGGCTATATGAATTCTTTGTTCGCTTTTACTTTTAGGAACTGAATCTTCCTTTTGCTTTTCTTTTTCCCTCCACCCTTTTCAGGATGTTCTTTATTATGACATGCATTACATAAACTAATTAAGTTATCTAGTGTTAATGCAAGTTCAGGATATTCACTTCTTTCTTTGATATGATGGACCATATCAGCAGGTACTGGTATCAATAGATCATGCTTCATACACTCTTGGCAACGGTAGTTGTCTCGTATCAGCGCTAACTCTCTACACCTTCGCCAAGCTGTGCTGTCATAGAACTTTTTCGCTTCTTTATCCCGTCTATATTTATCGTAAAACTTTCGTTGTTGTTTGCTTTCGTTTTCATTCATTGTCTTGAACTATTGTTTGAGCTATGACTTCACCATCACGATATAATTCAACAGTTTCAACTACCCCTGTATACTTGTTCATAATCTTTTCTAACTTCTCGAATGCATTTACACATTCATTGATAGCTAACGTAAGTTCTTCTATATTCGCTTTTGCTTCTGTTGAATCAATATCGATGTGAGTTGAAACAGTATTTTGTTTTTCCATCATTCATCCCTCCAAAATAAAAAGCACCCAAATGGATGCTTTTATATAAATTATTAATTTGTATTTTAATTACGGTAAATGAAGTTTTATCCTTCTTCCAATCACCTAATGTCGTTACATTCATCTTTTCAAACAATGTTAAGTAACTGGAAAAAGAGCAAAAGCTCTCCTTAATAACGGTATCATTCAATCATTGCCATCTGTTGGTTTCGGATTTTATGTGCCGTCATTATACAACCGTTTAGACAACATATAGATTATAAAGGAATCTTTATGAGTTGTGTTTTCCGCCACTTCTCACAATACAAATATAACATGTAACAAACCAAAACGTGTTCGCAAATAGTTCGCAAATTGTCCGCAAATAGTTCGTATTTACAAACTCCTTACTATTTAATTGACTAACTGTTTCTTTTTCTCTTCCCTATACACCAAAGAACTTAGGACGAATAACGTAAAAGTTTTCGAAGCATTTACAGCCAATACCGCATGATGTTTAGGAACCCTTTTAATTCCTGCCTCTGGTGCATGCGCATCACTAGCTTTACTCCTCAACCTCCCTAAACCTATAACTATACTATTTAAACCACTTAATATTTGTTTCAATGGTTCATTAATACCCTCTTGTGACGGATCAAAGTTCAAATATGGTTTAACCCTATTGTATAGTCTTGACATATCCCCATCATTCCGTCCCCTTTCGCCTGTTGCTCTTTCTTCAATAGCTAGTAAAACTTCTTCGACTAGACTTCTAGCATTAGTAATGGCTCCGTTAAAATCTTCTTCATTTATTTTTTTCTCACACTTTGAAATTTGTTCTGTCATAAATTCAGTTGACAATACTTCTAATTCTTTTTGAGGAACCTCAACCATCTCACCTTTTAGATTAGTAAGGATAATACTATTGTTATCTCGAATAATTTCATATCCATCGAACTTTAGATATTTGTTCCAAAAAGCAACAATTTCATCTTGCATTTCATATTCTGACTCCTGATATTCAAAGTATTTAGACTCATCAAGAGCATAATTAAGAAACCTAGTAAAGTCTCCCTGTTTTATTATTTCTTTAATTTTCTCTTCTGCATAAACCCATCTAGTTGGAAATCCCTTTCCATATCTATCATTAAAGCCAAACTCATTAAAAAATACAACTAGTTCTGCACCAGTTCTCCCAAAAGAGTATTCATTGTCTCCTGCAATGGTTTCTGCAAGTATTTGAGTTGTTCTATTTCTAAATTGCATCTTAACACCCCTCTAAAATTAGTTATTTAAGCCATACAAAAACTTACATTTAATTATCAATCCATTAATGTATAACGTCAAATGAATTTATTTCAGCTAAAAATTACCCCTTTTTATACCTAGTTTCATCAAATAAAGTCTATATTTATAAAAAATGAATTAGCTACAAACTAGATTGTGTTGAGTTAACCTATCCTGTTTTTTCTTAGAGCTATCAAGCTTTCAACCATTTCATCAAAATGAATTTGACACTTTCAGTTTAAAGCTAATTCAATAAGTGATAAAAAAATAAAGGAATTAGATTCTAAATTTCCTTTGATAATCATTTAATGTATCTTGTTGGATTCCTATATATCTTAAAGTCTCTTTCTGATCTGTATGATTTAACATTTGTTGTAAAGCAACTACATCTTTAAACTGTTTATAATGATGGTACCCGTACGTCTTTCTAAGCGAATGAGTTCCAATACGTTCTAATCCAAATTCTTGTGCTGCCTGATTTAATATGACATATGCCATTGATCTTGTAATAGGTCTGTTCTTTCCATTCCTACTTTTAATGAGAAATTCATTCTTCGGCTTTCCTTTTGTATAATCCCTTAATGCTTTCTTTAAATCAGAAGGCATCTTCACATCTTTAATCTTATTAGTTTTCTTTTCACGAATAAAAATATTCCACCCTTCAACATCACGTACTCGTAAACGTAAAATATCTGAAATGCGTAATCCTGTATTAATACCAAGAAGGAACAGAATGTAATTACGTTCATTCTGTTCCTTAAAATATTCTTTTAGTTCTTTAATCATTTCTTTGTCTCTTATCGGCTGTACAATGTTCATACTATTCCTACCTCTTCAGTTTGCGTATTTTGTTTAAATACTTCTTTCCGTAAACTGAAAGCTAAACGTAATAAAGCTTTTCCTTTCACTTTATAATACGTGGTTCTACCTAACTTCACTTCATCCATTATGTCAGGATCGTATCCCTTCTCTTCCTCCATATAATACATATGAATAATTTGTCTTTCTCTTTTTGGCAGCCTGTTAACAGCTCTATAAACCCAATTCATAAATTTATCTCTAGCCATCTCATATTGTACCCTTTCAATCGCTATGTTTTCGGTAGAGCTGTTGAATTCATTCGTTACAGATGGAGGAACAATTGAATACGATGCGGTTACTTTAGGTAAAATGTCACTTGGCATTTGAGCTAAATACATGCGATACTCCTCAAATACTTTTTCTACTTCATTTTTTGTCTCTTCTTCATCTAAAACAGGCATTTTAAATGATAATTGTTTATTCATATTAAATTCCTCCATTGTTATTATTTTTGTCTTACTGCTCCACGTCTGCGTTCATAGCGTGGCCCATGAACTCCCATTAACTCTTCAATTTCACGAGTACTAAATTTCTCTTTTCGTTTTTTCTTGTCTTTCTTCTTTTCTTGTTTTGATTGCTTTTTCCACTCACGTAGCTGATTCTTTAACCCATTCATCTCCCCATCTCCCTTTTCAAAATAAAAAGGACACCAACTTCTCAAAACAGCTTTAAATGCTGTTTTGAAAAGTTAGTGTCCTCTAGTTTTCTAGCCGGACATTATCCATTCGCTTCTTTAATCTCTCGTATAAAAGCCAATGAATTGTCAGTATTTTTTTCAATATATTTTTCAAAAAACGAGACCTCTATATTAAATAAGTAAGTTAATAACTCTATCTCACATTGTAACTTCACTAATAGTTGTTCTACAGTAATAATTTTCTTATCTAAAACATATTGGAATATACTTCTTATTTTTCCGGGTCTAACTATAGGTATTTCACTATCTAATGGCTCTTTTAATTTATAGCCATATCTATGCAGTAAAACATTAAAATATCTGTATTGTTGGTAACTCATCATTCCTAATGAGTAAGCCCTATGTCCCATTGCAGCAAGAGAGACTTTCCATTTGCGCTTTAATTCAATGTAATGATTTGGATTTGAGATTTTACTAATACATTGTAAATCGCCTATAAATTCCTCTTTCGGCATTAAAAAACTGGCAGCGAACAAATGAGCTTCTTGCTCAATCTCATTATATTGGCTTGTACTTAATTCACCAATATCCATTTGATGATGTAATAGTAAGTGCCCTAATTCATGAGCTACGTCAAAATTCCTCCTTACAGAAGATTTTTTGACATTCCCTAATACAATGTATGGCCTATTATAATTTGTCCATGAACTATACCCATCAATGTTATTTCCCAACATTTTTTCTATAATGAAGATACCTTTTTTCTCTAAAAGAAATATCAAATTTTCGTTATTATCCTCGTTCAATCCAAATGCTTGACGAGCTTTAAATGCAATTTGCTCTATAACCTTTTCTCTATTTTCCTCATTAAAATCTTGTTCATTTTTTTGACTTATACTATAGTTTCTTAACTCTACAATTATACTCTTAGGATAATTTAAAAACTGTTCCATATGGGTTAAGATTCTATCAATATTATTCATGAAAATTTTTTCTTCTCTTCTTTTATGAGGAGCGTTGCTAACTGATCTATACGCGATATTGTTTTCATTAACCACATCAGGTAATTCATCGTTTGTATAAAAGTACTTTCCCTTTAAATGAAACATATTCTTTAATTCATTTATCTTTTCTAAACTAGGGGATGTATACCCATTCTCATATTGCCATATGGATTGTTCTGTTACGCCCAATTTACTAGCTAGATCCTGTCTTGATAATCCATACAGTAAACGTATGTTGGTCAACTTTTCACCAACAAACATACATCATTCCTCCTTAAAACGCTTAAATATCATCATCACTTTTTTCTACAGAAACCTCCGTAAATTCATAATTGCTACCTGCAAACTCTTCCTCTGGATCCTTTTCATTTCTGATTACATCAAGTTCTTCCGGTACAAACCTAACATTAGACGTTCCTATGAAATCTTTCCAGCTCGCTATACGATACATCATCTCAGTCTCTGGATCAGGTAATATTAACTGAATATCCGAAATCATTTTGGTTTCACTATCAATAGAATAAGAAATAATATAAAAACGTTTAAACTCTTGTTTTAAGATTTCTACTTCTTTCTCTAATTCTTCCTCATCAATTCCTAATTTAGTCCCCCAAAAAGTTAGCTGTTTATTCTTAGACACTTTTGTTATACTTTTTTTGTTAAAAGTTACTCCCTTATTCATTTCTGATAATTTGTTTATATAATTTGTTTCTTCATTAAATTTATTTTTTGAAGTTGGTATTTTATCCCCAATCATTGAACTATTCTTTAAAATAAACATTACCTTATCATTTACATTCTTAAACTGCAAATACCCCCATGTATAACCAGCCTTTGATTTTCTATAATCGATTCCTAATTTATCACATTCCTCTTTTACATAATGGTCAATATGATTCCCCTTTACCCATGCATATGCACTGCTTACAACCATTGTACGTTTTTTCTCTTTTCTTTCCGCTAAATACGATTTATACCCCTTTAAAATTCCATCTACAATATGTTGAATAGTATTATCGGGAAACTGATATCCTTTCAATCAAATCATCTCCTTATGTATTTTTAGACAAGCCGTCTACGATAAATTTTACACAAAAAGATGTTTTTTTTAAAGTATTTTCAGCTAAAGTGAATATTTTTTAAAATGTAAGCATCGTATTTTTTGTTAAAAGGATTATTTTGTTTAAATCTTCCTTAAATCTTATTTTTACTCCTTAACACACAAACGAATTCCTGTATAATACAATTCAGTAATTAATAGGAGTGTTACATATGCCTGATACATTAAGAATCATTATTTATATCATTGTAGTAGTTGGTGCATTTGCTACTTTGATTAAAGAATTTAAAAAACCTCAAAAAAGTATCTTTTTGATTTTGTTCAATTTGTTAATTCTCATAGGATTTACATATTTACTAACGGATAAGTTGATATAATTTACATAGTAAATAATCCCTTTCCCCTTGAATAGAATCCAATATTACGTCAATACTGTGGACACATGGTAGTCTTTCTCTGTTTTCCTTTGTTGAGCAGTTAGCTTTTGCTAGCTGCTCTTTTATTTTCACGAACTAATGAGACAAAGTTTCTAACCGTTACTTTACTGTATTTATACCTTCTGCAAATCCGTTCTTCGATTTCTCTAACCCATTCAATACCGTTGTATGTTTCAACAATATTCACATGGGCATTTCCCCACTCCCAATGCCCACCTTCGTTACGGATAAACATATAAGAAACCGAATAATCATGCTTGGTTGTTCTCTCCATATGTATTCCCCTTTTCTACAAAATGAAATTTTTATTTAACTTTCTTGCATAACATTTTCGCTTCTGCTCATACTATGGTTGTAATTCGCAATTACAACAGCAACATTTGCTAAACACCGTTTTCTTTTCTTACCAGGACAGCTAGCTAATCACGCTAGCTGTTTTATTTTATAAAATGAAGTTTTTATTTAAATCTAAATGAAAATTGAATACTTACCTCCGTTTGATGATGTTCCATAATAAAATCGTCATTAACTGGTTTGATTTTTTCATATACTACTTGTATTTCCTCTTCGCTTAAAGCAAACAAGAAACTAATTCTACGCTCTGAAAACTCCCTATGCGTTCTCAATTCGTGCATTGAATCATTTATGCTATGAATACAGCGTAATACATTTTTACTCAATGTTTACAACTCCCTTTTCAACTAAAATAGCGTTTTTGTTCAAAATAATGACCTTACCCATTTGGACACATTTACCAGTATTTTTACCAAAAAATTCATGATATGGTTATTTAGTCGAGTACGTCATTACTTGACAATTACCCTTAGGAACCCCGCAGACAAACGGGGTTTCTTTTATTCAAATCAAAATTCCCTTAAAAACTTCTCACATTTAAATCAGACAAGCATATGTTATTGTATGGAAGCTTTCCATTCATAGCATTCTACCTTTCTTATTTGAGAGCACACTTATATGTGTGCTCTTTTTTATTTAAGATAAAATAACGATTTTGTTATAAAATTTCACCTATCTAAAAAACATACATACAATATCTTGGGTATCCTTTTTCAACATTAGTTTTGGTCAGAGCGCCTTCCTCTCAAGGTGCTCTTTAATTTTCAAATAAGGATTTTGTAGTAATTACCACTCATCATGCATACGAATAATTTCTAGTTGTTCCTGCGTTATTTCCATATCAACCGGATCATAGTGTTTCTTAATAAATTCCACATCATTATTAAATGAAAGGCTTTCCATGAACTTATAAAAGTTTTGTACATCTCTTCAGTTGGCTTTTTAAAATCTGTTTTTATGATGTGAAGAGCATCAGTGATTTCTTGTGTGTCTAAAAACTCATCGCTCCAGTCACCGCAATCCGGGCCATTACATAAGTAACGGTTTTCTTTATTTTTAGCTTTAAATACAATTGTTGGTATTTTCATTCTTCATTCCCCCTTTGTTCATATTTTTGTAACACCTGTACAAGAATTTGTGTGTTAAACTAAGCTCATTCGAAGAAGTCATTCGTTATTGGCCCGAAAATTCTTGATACCCTATCCCCTGCCCTAGCTCCCCTTGCTAGGGCTTTATTATTTTCCATTCAAATAACTATTTTATTAAGTTTTTAATTTCTAATGTAATTATTTCCCTCCTGAATTTCATATTTCATTTACATATTTCATTTACATATTTCATTTACTAATAAAGAGTTAACTTTTGGAGGTGAATTATGTCAAAAGAAAATCAATTTAGTCCACATGAAATTTTACATGGAGCTGCATTAGACCCAAGTTCGATTGGACCTACATTACCACCTACTCCAACATTTACAATACCTACTGGAGCTACCGGACCTACTGGAATTCAAGGTAACCTGGGACCTACTGGTCCTCAAGGTATTTCTGGACCTCAAGGGATTCCTGGGATTTCTGGATCTATTGGTCCAACTGGACCTACTGGAATTCAGGGTATCCAAGGCATCCAAGGCATTCCTGGCATTCAAGGTCCTATTGGACCGACTGGAATAACAGGGGTCACTGGAATTCAAGGGATTCAAGGCATTCAAGGGATTCCTGGCATTCAAGGCATTCAAGGGGTTCCTGGCCCGACCGGCCCTCAAGGGATTCCTGGTTCTGTAGGTCCAACTGGACCTTCTGGAGCTGTTGGACCTACCGGCCCTTCCGGGGGACCACCAGGACCAACGGGCCCGACTGGACCTTTCGGGGGACCACCAGGACCAACCGGAGTGACTGGCCCCACTGGACCAACTGGGTCACCAGGACCAACCGGACTTCAAGGTATCCAAGGTATCCAAGGCATTCCTGGCCCCACTGGACCTCAAGGAAGTCAAGGGATTCAGGGGATTCAAGGTAATCCGGGGCCTATTGGTCCTATTGGACCCACTGGAATAACTGGGGCGACTGGAATTCAGGGTATCCAAGGTATTCAAGGTAATCCAGGACTTATTGGACCTATCGGCCCGACTGGCCCAACTGGGCTTCAAGGTATCCAAGGCATCCAAGGCATCCAAGGCATTCCTGGGCCTACTGGTGACACTGGGCCTACTGGCGCTACCGGACCATCAGGTGGTCCTCCTGGGCCTACCGGTGCTACCGGACCTACCGGTACAATTCAACCAAATCCATTTGAAGTATTCGTTCAGTCTGGAGCCATTGGTGGAGATGGTACACAAGCCAATCCATTTGGCACTATCCAACAAGGTATTACAGCAGTATCACCAACAGGGATAGTGCATGTATTAGCAGGAACATACCCCCTTTCTTCAACGATATCAATTAATAAAACTGGTATTACCCTAAAAGGCTATCCTGGTACACTTATCAACTTACAAGCAGCTGTTATTCCTTTTATAGTTACTGGAAATGGAATAACTATTGATGGATTAACAATAACAAGTAATAATCCATATGCTGTTGAATTTATTCAAATTGGTGGGACTAATCATAATATCATTAATAACGTTATCTTCGGTCCTCCACAAGCTGGCCCATCTACAGGTTGGGTCGTAAACCGAGGATTTGTCACTCAAATTGGTAATATGACCAATCTATTAGTTCGAAATAATATCTTTTACTCTCTACGCCAACCTGCTTATCTAAATCCAAATACTAATGGATATATTATTGATAATGTTGTTTACAATACAAGAGGGTTTGTTGTTGACCGATCTGTATTTCAATTTTCCGGAAATTCATGGGGTAGTCCAGTTAATGCCGTTGATATAGCATTATTAGTTGGAACTATTTCAGGTCCTCCATACGATCCACTAACAAATTTATCTACTAACAACAGTAATGCTGTAATTAGTGATCAAAGGTAAACTGGCAGAAGTCTCTGAAATTTTTGAGGAGACTTCTATTCTTTTTTATAATAAAATTCAAATTTTAAAAGAATGCTAGTTGACCACCCGGTCTTTCTAACAATGAAACAAGTTCCTGCTTTGGTATTTCTTTAATTTCTTCTGGCTCTGCTGCCAATTCCTCAAAATTAGCAAACCAATGTATCGGAAAACATCCGCATAATTTTTTACGCTCCCCATCATGCCAGAAGAAACAATGATTACCTTTAGGCTTTATAATGTAATCCTTAAGCGGTTTATTTTTATAACCTTTTGTTCGCCAAATCAGGTGCGCTCTATACAGTAAACCTTTATCTAAATTAGGTGTATTAACTTGCGGTTCTGGTGTCCAAACTTCTTTTTCCACCACTTGAAATCTCTCTGCTGGGTAACATCCAAAATGCGATTCTTTACGATCAAATTTGCTGACAAAGTAATGATTAGGCTTTGCTGGAAATAAAAAATATTCTTCATTTATTCCCAGTAGCACTGAATGGTCTACATCTATGCATATACCCTTCATCTCTTAATACCCATTATTCTGACGCTGATGATTTACTTCGTTCTTCTTGTAATAGCCTTGTTCAATTTCTTCAAATGTGAATCCTAATTTCCTACCTAACCCTAAGAAGGAATATAGTAACTCTTCATACAGCTCGATATCTTGAGTTGCTCGAAACTCTGATACAGCTTCATATACATTATTAAATTGATTGACTATAGAATTTGATGCGTAAACTCTTGACTTAAGTTCCAACATTGCTAAATTATAATTTTCAGGTTTAAATCCAATACCATTTCCTAATGATGCTATAAAGTGCAACCCGTCTACATATTCCATTAAAATGACTTCTTTTTCACTAGGACCTTTATTGCTCCAATGCTTAAAGCATCTTGTTTCATTTGCAAGTTCTCCAATTTCAACCTGTAGAGCAAGAATCATATTGTAAAATAAATTTTGCCCTTCCAATCCATGATCCTTAACGATTCTTGTATCCAATACCTTTTGCATTCCAAATATTTTAGTTAAGTTCATTTCGATTTCCCCTTCCTATTTAGCAAATCCCTAATCCTATCGGACGATTTTCAATTAAATACTTATCGGCCTGATCTATTACAAGGAGCGCAACCTCCGCTTGGTGCCTCCTTAACACTTTTGCCATCTTTGGCAAGCTCATGCCTTGACTCCACATTTCACGAAAACGAATGACATCTCTTTCATCCCAAATGAAGTTAGCTTCTTCTAAAGCAATGTATACCTTCAACCGTGATTCCTTCATCGCTTCATGATTTCTTGCTACACTCATAATTGAACCTACTTTCTTAGCAAATAATTAATCTATCTTTTCATGAGAAGTGGTTTTGACATGTCCAACCTTACCGCTAACCCAAACTATTACTTGTTCACCATATCCACTTGCTGGTGGATTAAAAGAAAGGATTACTCCATCCTTAACCACATAGGTTTTATTACTTGTAACATCAATCTCTTTTTTCATATGTCCCTCTCCCTTGTACTACCGCATGTACTCGACAACATCAGGTTTAAATCCATTTCCTAAATAAATTCGTACTGGAATTATTTCTTTTTTATCCCTTGCTGCCTTACACAATTCTTCCGCTGTTTCCCAGTTAAAAAGCTTATCTACAGCTCTTTGAAATCTCCAAATCGCCATTGTATATTGTTCAAAGATGTCATAACGATCATCTTGTTTAGTTGTGCGTGGTAATTCATCCGTACCCTTTGCGTTTCTTGGAACTTGGACACGTACATCTGCATATGTAACGCGCCCAGTTCCTTTCTTTACATTTGCTTTCATTACATCGAACTCGCAAATCGCTGGCTCTACATCGAAAATGTTCAATTGTTTAGGCATGAGCTTTCTCACTCTTTTGAAGAATGTCCAGCAATTCATTTGCGCCTTCCCTGCTCAAAAACATTCGTCCGTCCAGCAATTCTATGTTTGATTCGGAAACTTTACCCGTTACTAAGCATGACTTTTCATGTTTTCTTAAAACGATGTTTTCCCCTTCAACATGAAAGCCTAATGCTGTACCTTCAGCAATCCCTAAAGTTCTGCGTAACTCAACCGGAATTACTACACGACCTAGCTCGTCCACTTTTCTTGCTACACCTGTGTTTTTCATTTCTTACTCCCCTTGTTAACTTACTTTTTGTTGTTGATTACGTTGTAACTCTTGTTTCATTGACTCGAATTTTATTAACCATGCTTCCCAGCGCTTATCGTTTTCTTGTTGCTGTTTCTTTGCTACTTCACAGTTACAACCTTCCGTTAGACCTACACCTGGATAAATTTCTTTACGAATAATTCCTGTATTACGGCATAATTCACACATTGTTATTCCCCCTTTTTAAAATTGCGTAATCTATAATTATCCCCATGCATTTCTAACATTTCAGCGTTTTCCATCATCCGACTAAAATCTCGTTCTCCATACATTCCTGCTAATTCACCGATTGTAAAATTAGTAGTGAATAAAGTACTTTTACCTATACGGCTGTCCACAATTTCATTTGTCTTCGTTTGTTTCCAAGTAACGCCTTCTTTATCTTTCTCCGTAAACTCCGCTCCAAAGTCATCAATAATTAAGACATCAACTTTTGCTAGTAGGGACATAAGCTTGTCCTCTGTCATTTCACTGTTTTTATTCCAAGTTGATTTGATTTTGGTAAATAGCTTATTCATTTGAATAAACATTGCACTATGACCCTTTTTCATAAGTTCTTTAGTGGCTGCCACACACAAATGGCTTTTCCCTACTCCGTAATCACCCGTTATTATCATGCTTGTTGGTTCTTCTCTATTGAATGAAGAAACAAAATCCATAATCTTTTCTTTTGCATCAGCCAATTCTTTTTTAGTTGGTACATAATTTTCAAATGTAGCTTTTTTGAGTTTGTCATTTATTAAGCTGTTATCAGCAAATGAATCATACAAATGAATGATTTCATTTTTCTTTTTTATAGCTAGTGTCTCTATAGCTAATTTCTGATCTTCTTTTTCTACCCATTTACATTGAGGACAAAACTCCTCATTCGTTTCTGTATCTATCAACATGCGTTTACTACAAACGTCTTTAAATTTTTCTTTCCCTACTAAAAATACATTCGTGCATCTATTAGGCGACAATACATATCTTTGACTAGCGTTTGTTGAAATCGTATTTTTCGATGAAGCTACTATCTTTTTGATTGCTTGCATTGCTTGTCACTCCTTTTTTAGAAGTCATTTGAATTGTTAACTGATCAAACTTTTCACGTAACTTTTTAGGAGATAAGATGTTCCCTTTCCAAAATGAATCTAATTGACACCAATCAATAACATCTTTAATCTCTTCTAATTCCCTATTATCTTTTTCACGCATTAGTCTAAAATCATTAGCCCATGTATCTAGGTTGGGTGTTTTATGTTTTGGATTATTGCTTTTAATTTTTTTAAAAAGATACTTTGCTGCATTGATGTCGCAAGTTTTAAACTTGTGACGAGAAGCTTTTGGTTTCTCTGTTGTTATCTCTGTTGTATTCTCTATCTCTGTTATAGAAAGTGACATTTTGTTACTTTCTAAGGATTGTGACGTTTTGTTACTATCGATAGTGACATCTTGTAACAATCCATCGTTACAATTTGTAACTATTAAATTTAACAATTTTTCATAATCCAATTTGTAATGAACCGTAGGAGCTCCATTGGCTTTCATAGTTTTCGTTTCAATCAAATTTACACTTTTTAATTTATCTGCTGAATATTTGACTTGGCGCTTAGTTAGGCAAATTTCCGCTTCCCATTCTTTATATGATTTATAAAAATATCCATCCGTTCGCTTACTCTTATCGCTATAGAATACAATCTGATTAAGTAGTGTGGCAGTCGTTAAATCACCAGTAAGTTTGATAAATATTTTCGGAACAACTAGAATGTTTTCTTGTCCACTAATCTGTGAAATTAATATCCTTATAGCTTTATAATTACTCATTAGAAATTACCTTCTTTCACAAATTGCTATATACGATTCTCCATCATTAATAATTTTTTTAATCACATAATGTGGGTAGCCAACTCTGAAGTAGTGTCTAATCATCTTACTTAATTCCTCTTCATCATTTGCCTCTTCCCAAAATTTCTGAGGTAACAGTACTTGATAAGTCACTAAGTTTATCTGCATGTACTATTTGCTCACTTTCCGTGATATACTTATAACAAGTGTTTTTTAAAGGGACCCATTGCCTTGGGTCTTTTCCTTTTGTTCAACATCACTCCATGCCCATGTTTTTATTGGTTCGTAAGTGATGTAAAACAACCATGAACCACATGCGATTAACATTGCTAATATAGCTAATGATGTTGTATTTTCCACAAAATCACCTCCTTATTGTTCTGATAACCATTGCAATAAAAACGCTTTTACTTGTTGAGCTGGGAAATACCACTTCCCTCCTACTTTGTACTTCGGAAATCTAGGATCAAAAAAGAATGTTTTTTGTATGCTATTCCATCCCATACAAGTTCTTCGTTTTAATTCGTTAGCGTCCCAATACACTAACTCCGCATCGATTTCTTTAACTTTTTCTTCAACTTTTGCTAGATAAAGATTTCTTACTTCTTTTTCATCGACTTGAACACTAATCATTTTTCACATCTCCTTTATTATTTTTAGGTCAAGTTAGCCTTTTTCGATGACCTAAGGTCAAGTTTTAACTCTTTAAAAAATGACCTCATCCTACTAAGTCATCCATTGTTGTTGATAAAGCATTAGCTATTTTTTTTAATGTTTCAATCTTAGTTGATTTAACACCTAATTCTATCTTCGAAACCATACTTTCACTGATTTCTGATAGTTCAGCGAGTTGTTTTTGTGTAAGTTTTTTACTCATACGAAGTTCTTTTATGTAACTCCCTTTGATTTTCATCGGCTTCACCTCTCGATTACATTTTTATTGTACACTCACCATGACCTGTGGTCAAGTATTGATTTTTATTTTTATTTGTATTTTTCAAAACAAGAAATGGACTAGTGGTCAAGTTTTATGTAAAATATATACTATAGTCAATGTAAAACAAAATCATTGGAATTTCATATAAAACAGTTATTAAAGGGGAATAAAATCATGTTACCTATACTATCTATTAGAATAAAAGAACTAAGGAAAGAGAGAAAATGGTCTCAGAAAGAATTAGGAGAAAAAATAGATGTTAGTGAATCTTTCATTTCGAAAGTCGAATCTGGAAAGAAGCAACCTTCAAGAGAAGTAACCACAAAAATTGCAGAAGTATTTAATATAACTACAGATTTCTTGTTGGGCCGAAGTGAAGAAGAAGATCTAAACGAAATGTTAGACGTAAAATTCAAAGAAATGAAGGAGCGATTAGCTAACCTTCCTGAATCACAACGTGAAATGATTATGAAACAAGCAGAGAATTTAATGGTAGAGTTCGAAAAATTAAATAACCAGCCGAAAAAATAGCCAACCCCATCACGAGGCGTGGCTATTTTTTTGTTCTGTATTAAACAGCATTTCGATATATGAATCAATTGTTTGTTCATCGTTATTAGATAATTCAGCAGCTTGCAATAAAAATCCCTTTAAAATCTCGTCTCTTTTCATCCCCAACATCCTCCAATATTCTCATAATACTTTGTGAATCTTTCACAAAGTTTCGGATTTTGCTTTTTTATATAAAATCCGAACTTCCCCTAAAAGCACGAAATGCGACCATCCTATTTAGGACGATCGCATTCATATATCTATTATTAAATTTTACCAGCCACCACCGCCTGGTTCATTTGAATACATAATCACATTTTCATAGCCTGCCGCTTCTTGTTTTAGCTCTTCAACTTTTTTATCAGCTGAGAAAGCAAACACTCCAGCAATTGCTAAAGTCGATAAAAGCATTAAAATCTTTTTCAATAAGTTCACCTCATTTCATAGTTTAATTATACCATTATTTCAAATATAGCCCAAGTATAGTTGTGGTAAATTTGCGTAAAAAAGACTTTTTTTCTCCAAAAACATCTTGTGTGATTTTTCTAATAAATATTTATCATTTCTAGCTAATCCCATATAGCACGTTTGGAATTCGTTTAACGATCCGTTTTCTTTTTCAATCTCTAATAAATACATTTCTGCTTTTTCTTTATTACCTTTTTGTAATTCTAAATATGCATACCCATCCTTATCTAATCCAGAATATACATCTGATAAATCTCGATAATGGTGGATTTTCAAAAAGATTAAAGTGTTCTTCACTCTTTGTATCTTTCTTTTTATGTCTTCATTATCTTTGAATGTTCCATCATTTAACATGGACAGTGCGCATTCTAAGTATTTCTTAGACCTTCTGTAATCTTCGAATATATACGATTCTCCTAAGTTATAAAACGAATTAGCTTTTTGGATCGCGAAATTAGGATTTTTATCGCAAATTTTAAAAAGTTCTATAGAGTTTTCACGCGCTTTTTTTATTTCATTTTGCATTAAATATGTTACACACATACCTTCTTTTATTCGAACCAAATAGCTATTACGGATGAACTTATTAGAAATTTTAAGCGCTTTTTTCTCTACACGAACTATTCTTTTAAATAACAATTTATATTCTTTCATTTGGTAAAGTGTTTGGCATAGTAGTATTTCAATAAATATTTTCATCTCTTTAGATGAAACCTCGTTTTTTATACTATCCAAGTCATCATAAAACGCGTAAGGATCGTACTTTGATTCATTGTCTTGTTTATCTCTGCAATGTTCGTAAATTATTTGATAAACACTTGCCCATTCTCTATTAAGTTCTGTCGTTGATGTTAACTCATCAGCAATTAACTCTTTTAAAGAATCGAATTCTCGACGGAACGCTGCGTACTCCAAAGCTTCCCTTTTATTTTCTGGTTTGGCGTATGACAGATAATCAAAAATCATATTATTTTTAATCTCTGGAGCTGGTTGTTCATATAACCTCATAATGATTTTTACTAAATAAATAAAACTGATTTCAGTGTGTCCGTTAAGGATGTCAGATAAAGTACTTTTAGCAATTCCAATGTACTTTGCTAACTCTTCTCTAGTTATTTTCGAAGCGAATAAATCATCTGTAATTTTTCTTATTAGTTCACTCATTACCTGGTTTCTGTCTTCCTCGAACACTATCTCTTTCACTACATTTTGCCCCCCTTGTTGGACAAAAAAGACACGTTACCCCTAGGTTTTTACATTTACAGGAAAACGTGTCAGTATATCTAGGTTGTGTGTTATAATTATGTATGAAGACTTATGACAGATGTTTTCCCTACTCAGATTAGGGAGGACGGTGTAAGGGTGTTACCAGCACCACTTACACAGTCATGGGTCTTTTTTACGTCCGTTTATTTTATTATTATCATAATATCACAAAAATTAGGAAATTCAGTCATGGAGTTATCAGACAATTATTGAGAAAGTTAAAAAATCGCTGTATATCAACGTTTCTCAAATTAAATAAAAGTGAATATGCAATTATGCATTTAACGTATGAAGACCTCATATGCATATTTTACCATAAACCGAACTTTTGTTCTTATTTATTTCGGAAATATAATTATTTTTCTACCACAAAATTATAAATGACAGTAAAACTATCATTTATAGTATATCAATATGCCTATAATTATACTTGTACTATGAAAACATTTAGTGAAAATTTAAAAGCGTTAAGAAAAAGTCGTTCTTTAAGGCAAGAAGATTTAGCTCATGAACTAAACCTTAGTAGAAGCCAAATAAACAATTATGAAAATGGTTTTTCTGAGCCTGATCTCACTACATTATTTCGCCTCGCTTCCTATTTCAATGTAACACTAGATGCACTTACAGGCCGCATTGATAATTTTGATGATGAAATGTTACGCAATACCATGCTTGGCGTTCAGAAAACATATGGGGTATTATCTGAAAGTCAAAGAACAAACTTCTGCAAGCAACTGGACTATTATGTGCGTTTCCTTGGTGAGAATAATGAAATACTATGATTTGATTTCATCATAAAAGAAATCATTTCCAAATTCAAATTGTAAAATTTTCTTCTTTTTACAATTTAAAAAAGAGAGGGCGTAAACCCCTCTCTTTTTTATTTTTACATTAATTAGGTTGTCATGATATTATTCTAATTAAGTTTGAATGTGACACATCCCATATCTTGTGTCATGTCACAAATATAAAGGAGGATATCAAATGGCAACTTTCAGAAAGCGGGGCAAGAAATGGGAATATCGAATCCGATATGTCGATAAAACTACCGGAAAAAAAAGAGAAATAAGTAAAGGTGGATTCGATTCTAAAAAAGAAGCTACCTTTCATGCCAATGAAAGAGAACGTCAACTATTCCACGGTATGGATGCCAGCAGCAAGAAGACACTATTAAGTGAGTATTTAATAGAATGGCTAGAGACTTACAAAAAAGGGAAAGTTGGTCAAAGCACTTATATTCTTCACAAGAATAATATTAATAAGCACATCGTTCCATATTTTCAAAACATCAAATTGGCTGATATGAATAAACTTGAATACCAAAAATTTATTAATCACCTTATTAACAAAGGTTATTCAAAACGTACAGTCAAAATTATTCATTCAACAATGTCTAACTCCATAAAACGTGCTATAGATTTAGAAATGATTTACAAAGATTTCACGAACAAAATTCTAATTGCTGCGGATCGTTTCAATCAGCGTTCTAAAAAAGAAAATTATCTAACAAAAGAACAAGTATCAAAATTATTGAGTGCAGCTCATAAAGATAAAATGATTTATTATGCGTACTTTTATACCTTAGTAGAGACTGGTATGCGTAAAGGTGAAGCAACGGCATTAGAGTGGGATGTAAATATTGATTTAGATAACAAAATGATTCATATTGATAGAACTATAAATTATCACGCTTATACTCCTACAGGACAGAAGAACAATAAAGATTTAATAGGTAAAACTAAAACCTATGATTCTGTACGTTCAATTACTATTTCAGATAGACTGGTCTCTGTGCTCAAAACATTTAAAAAGTATCAGAATGAGTGCAAATTAAAATTAGGCGCTAAGTATGATAAAACTTTCGATTTTGCATTCACGACTTCAGGTAAACCACTAACAAAATCAACATTAAAAAATGTTTTAGATCGCATTCTAAAAAATGCTGAACTACATCAAATTAGTGTTCACGGATTAAGGCATACTCATGCTGTACTTCTTTTAGAAGCTGGGGTTGAAATGAAATATATACAAGAAAGATTAGGACATAAAAGTATCGAAATTACTTCTGATATTTATTCACATGTCACACCTAAAGTAATCGAAAATGAACAAAGCAAATATGAAGCTTACGTGGGGCAAGAATTTATTTTCTAG